CATATAAAAGGTACTACAATAAAGTACAGGAGTAGGGGTACTCCTGTTTGGTAGAGAAAGGGCTAGGTGTTTCCTGTTTTGACCTAGCCCTTTTTTAATGCATAAAAAAAGCCCCCCGAAGGAGGCATTTAAGTTAAACCACTACATATATTTTTTCAATATATGGACATTCTTCTTTTGACTCAAGGCAAGTAATGTTCCCAGAATAATCTGCTGACCATCCTTCGGCTTTTGATATGTCATAAAGATGAACACATAATCTTTGCTCGCCAGTTTTTTTGAATTTAAACATGTGCTTCCAATCTTGTTTGAAATGCTTTCCAGCCTTATAAGCTAGAACATGATTATCTTCATCTGAGCCTTGCGCCCAAGAAGAACCGCCACCGCTTGTATAAATAATTGCAAGCTTTGTGGCTTTGTCGTCAACTGTTTTAGTTGACTTTTTAGACTTGTTAGTCATAATCTTAAATTTTCAAGTTTCGTTTGTGTTAGAGTTTCCCCCAACAAGTTAATTATAATACAATTAATTTTATTTGTATTACAATTAATTAGTCTTGTAACAATCTGAAACAATTGTATTACAATTATTACAGTTTTGTAAACATATCATTTATTGTATTACAATTACTAAGTTTTATTGTATTATATAAATATACCAAACAAACATTCTCTAAACAAAATGGAAAACACAATCAAAACTCCAACTTTCTCTTTCCACAAAGAATTATTTACATACAGTGGAGGGTATTTAATGTATGGTCATAACTTAAATGACCAAGTGTTCATAGCTCGTTTCAAATACGGAGCAAAACCATACAGAAAGTGGATTAACTTCCTTTGCAAAAACTTTACTGTTGCTGAATACCTAGAAGCAGCAGAAGCAACAAGTCCAAGAGAAGCAATCGAGGAAAAAGGTTATTACGACGAAACAACTGTTCGTTGTATGAAAGGAAGATTACAAGCAAAAGATCGAATCATTGCTGAATTAAACAAAAGGTTGGAAGCCAAATAACTTCCAACCCCCTCGTGGGTTGACTAGGTTCGTATTGTTTTCATTAAAGGCTCAGTAATGGTTTTAGAGTTTTGTACCAGCCGCCTGACCGCCCACATTAATTATATTACAATTATGTAACAAACACTTTAATTGTATTATAATTATTTGTATAATAAATATATACTAAACATCAAACTCCAAATGACAAACTCTCAAAGATTCGCTAACTTCGAAAGATGGGACAGACAAATCAAAAGACATCCCAGAAATCAAAAAATCTTTAAAGGTTGGCTTAAAGCTCTTATTCAAGAGACAAATGAAGGGACACATACTTGGGTTGATCCTAATCTAAAAAGAGGTTAAACACCTCTTTTTTTTGTATTACAATTGTTACAGTTTTGTTAAATCGCTTTAATTGTATTACAATTGTTTGTATAATATAAATATACCAAACAAACAAAACAAATGACTAATCAAACTCATTTCACTCCAACCCACATGATGTACCAAATGGGACGCAACTATGTTCCTGTTATTGTTAATCAGAAACGTGACACATTATGGCTTGTAACTGATGCTAACAACACACAATACTGGGT